CGCGGATCTTGCGGACCTCGCCCTGCGTCACTTCCCGGCTGGTAAGCTTGAGCTCGAAGCTTCCCGTCAGCGCATCGAGCGAGCGGCGGATGCGCACCCCGGTCCAGCCACGATGGGCGCGGCCGTCGACCGTCAGGGTCACGATGTTTGCGGGAATCTGGACCTGGTCAGCCATTGACGATCACCTTGAGCGTCGTGCCCGCCGGGACGAAGGCCGGATGCGCGACCTTGTTGCGCGCAACGATGTCCTGGGCGCGGGTGTCGGCAGAGCCATGGCCATAGAGCCGGTTGGCGATGACCAGCGCCGGCTCGGCCGCCCTGGTCGGCAGATCGCGCAAGGCGGGCAGCTGGGGCGCGCGCAGGCCGATGTCGCGCACGACCGCACGGCGGAGCGCATCGAGATCCGCAACGCGGTCATCTTGCCCGGCGTCGGCCGCGACGATCATCACGTCATCGAGCAGCTGGTTGGTCGCCGCTCTGATCGCCTGCGCCTCGTCGAGCGAGATGAAGCTGGTCCCGGCGACCGCGCGCACCAGCTCGGCCGCCGCTGCGACCCGGTAGAGATGGACAAGGGCGTCGCGATTGGATGCTTCACGCCGCCGCGCCGGCGTCGGGGCATTGGCAACCGAGACCATGCTGATCGCCGCGCTGCCGGACCCGGCGATAAGGGTGGGATCGCCTGCAGGGTCATAGGCGATCATGCTGGAGAATGCGGCAATGCGCCGGCGCGGTGGGCCGCCGAGCAGGCTGACCGCCTGCACGAGCCCCACCAGGGCGTGACCCAATGCGAGCGGCGATCGCAGCAATCCGCCCAGTCCAAGCGCGGCGAGACCGGTCTCAAAGGCGCGTAGCGCGGGGCCAGTGCCACCACCGATGCCGGCCCTGATCTGGGTCAGGACGGCAAGGCCCGAGACCAGCGAGCCGGCCGCCTCCTCGACAAAGGAGGGCCAGCCATCGAGATCGAAGCTGGCGGCGAAGCGCTCGGGCGCGGCGGCGATCGCGAAGTCGGCCGCGTCGATCGACAGGACCTGGCCATCGGCCGACTGGCTTGCGGCGACCGGCGTGCCGGCCTCGCTGAAGGTGATCGAGAACCGACCTATGCCGCCTTCCTCGGTCGATTCGGAGAGCGTCCAGTCCAGCACGCTGACCTGCATCTGGCCGAGCCAGGGATGCACGAGCGTGCCAGGTCCGGGCGCGTCCAGGGCGGCGCGCAGCTGCTCGCGATCGCTGAAATACTCCGCGCCAGCGACGAACACCTCGATACTGAAGGTCGCGGCCGCGCCGCCGAGATCCTCAACGATCGGTTCGTCGCGGCCGGGGAGCTCATGGATCACATTGCGCCGGCCGCCGCTCGCCTCATGGCTAGTGGTCTTGAAGCTGGCGCCCCGGAAGCTGCCGATCTGATATTCGTCGCGCCAAGTCATGCCGCACCCGCCATGGCCTTGCCGGTGCGAACATTGAGCGGCACACGCGGATTGGCGCTCGACATCTGCGTCGTGCGAACTTGCGTGCCCGGCGCCGCTTTGACCTCAATCTGTACCTTGCCGCCGACCTGGACATCATTGGCGGCTTGCGGACGTGATGGTGCGGGAGCGCGGGAGGGCAGCGCCTTGGGTGCAGCCGGAACCATGCGCGGTGCCGACGTAGCGCCGCGCCTGAGTGGCCCTTTGCCGCCCTGCTGCCAGGCGGGCACGTTCATGGGCCGGGCTCCCCTTTTTTGTGGTCCAGTGCCGGGCATCTTTGCCGCCGGTGTGCCGGCAGAACCATCAGACGCCAGTGCGCCGACACCTCGCCACAAGGCACGCCTGACGGGCCCAACAGGGTCCGCCACCATGGACAATGCGGAGAGCAACGGCTGAGCCTTTTGAGCCCACTCAACGACTTTCGCCAGCGCCAGGGCGATGCCCCATGCGCCTCGGCCTACGGTCATCAGGTCAGCCCCGACCTTCTTCCAATCTGTCTTCTCGATCAGATTGGCAGCCCAGCTGACGGCCTTCTCAAGCGCTGCGGAGATGCTTTCCGCCCAACCCTTCAGCCGACCATCTGAAGCCGCTTTCCCGACCCAAGCGAGAATGCCCGCGAGCTTCTGCTTGACCAAATCGAAGATGCCGGCATCGGCCACCATCTTCTGGAAGCTCGTCCATTGGTCCTTGAGATTGGAGACCATGCCGGAGAAAGTGCGGCTTTGGGCGTCCATTGCGCCTTTGTAGCTGCTGTCGAATATCTCGCTCAGCGTCTTGCGGATCTCGGCCCCGTCCTTCTTGATCGAGCGCGACATCGCCTTGCCGTTTTTCATCCAGTGGAAGGTGACCTGGTCGCCTTTCTGGTTGGCGGTGACCCCGAATTCCTTGAGGCGCTCGAACTCGCCGGTCATGGCGTCCGCCATCATCTCGACGGCAGAGTCGATGTCCTTGCCCATGGCGGAGGCGGCGTCGCCCAGGCTGCGCAGTGTGCCGTCGGTCGGATCAAGCCCCCGCGTCTTCAACTTGACAAAGGAGGCCATGACTTGGTCGAGTTCATAGGGCGTGGTCGCGGCGAATTTCTGCACCCAGGCCATGGATTGCTTGGCGGCGGCGGCAGAGCCGGTGACCGTCTTCAGCATCACTTCGAACTGCTCGAATTGCGCGCCGGTGCTGATCGCGCCGGTGAGAAGCTTGCCAATCCCGAACCCTACGGCACCTGCGCCCGCGATCGCGCCCCATTTTGCAGTGGTTGCCGCCATGCGCAGCATCTTGTCGCCCAGCCGGGCACTCATACGAATCGTGGTGCCGATCGCGACGCCCAGGCCGTAGGCGGCGCGTTGCCCGATGCGCATGTCGCCGGCCATCTTGCGCGCGGATGCGCCGATGCGAGCAAAGCGCGCCGAAGCACCGTTGCCGACTTTGCCGATCGCAGCATCGGCGGCGTGGGCTTCTTTCTGCACCGGCTTGAACGCATTGCCCATGCGCCTGGCGCCCGCCGCGATCCGGGCGAACACGCCGTTGGCCTGGTCCTTCGCGGTGATGATCAGAGATGCGCGCATCGTCATCAGTCGTCGCCTTCACCCTGCTGGGCCTTGAGAACCTCAATCGCCCGGTCGACCCAGTAATCGAACCGCCCGGCATCCATCATTTCGATGTCGGCGGCCCCGAAATGCAGAACAGCGGCTAGGAGCCCGGCGCACTCGTCTGCGTTTGCGGGCCAGGCGGCGTAAAACCCTCGACGATCTGGCCGAACGCGTCGCTGTCGACGTCGTCGATCTCCTGGACGATCTTCGCATCGAGCCCGGTCAGGCGGCAGAGCAGCGTGAAGCCGAGGTCGACCGGATTGCCGATTGCCTTGATCGCGAGATTGTCGGCATAGACCTTGCGCCGGATCGTGATCGTCTCCAGCCGCTGCTCTTCATTGCCAATCCGGTATGTGACCGGCCATTTGAGCGTGTAGCGAACCTTGCCGTCTGGCAGCAGCTCCGCGCCGTCGGGCAGCGCACCCTGGTCAGGAGCCTCGTTCATAGCGACAACTCCTCGGCAGGCGGGCCCATGAACACGACCTTGGCCTTGCCTTCATTGGCGTTGACGCTGATGACATCGGAGCAATAGGCGTTGCGGATGACCCAAGTGACGCCGACATCGGTCTCCAGCGTGCAGGTGGCATTGTCGATCTTGCGCAGCTCGGCGATGCTGGTGCCAGCCTTGATCAGGATCGAGGTCTCGAGCTTGGCTTCAACCGTCGTTTCGGTGAACGCGCCCGCCTGATAGTCTCCCTTGACGGGGGTGCGAACTGGACCGCCCAATTCCATGGTGGAGCTGCCATCGGTTTCGAGGACCTGACCATCGACCTTGACCGTCACCTGTCCCGCTACGCGGTTCGGATTTGCCATTTAACGTCCTTTCAAATGCTTCTCAGCGGCTGATCAGAGCCGGAACTGGACCTGCCCCGCGAAGATGCGGAACTGGTTGACGAGGTCGGGCGGTATGAGCGCGTCGACGCGGTTGGGATCAGTCGCGTTGCGCTCGACGATCAGGTCCGCCTTGAACTGGTCGAGATTTTCGACGAGCCCGGCTTGCTCCAGCTCGCGGAACAGCGCGATCAGCTCGGCGGTCAGGATCCGCGGCGTGACGATCGCCTGGCCGGGCCCGAAACGCGCATCGTTGCCCGCGAGCTTGTGGCGCGGATATTTGAGCGAGATTCGCGACCGCACCGCCTGGCGCAGATAGGTGACCGTCCGGACCGTCTCGGCATCGAGATAGGCGGTGTCGTCGGCGCCGGCCGCATTGAGTTGATAGGTTGTGATCGCCCGCTCTATGCGCACCGTGCCATCGGGATCAGTGCGAAAGGTCGAAATGCCGTCCTTAAGCAACAGCTCCCGCTCGGCTCGGGTGAAGCGCTGGCCCTCGATCGGGCCGAGGATGCCGGGCAGGGAAAGCATCTGCAGCGGCCGTGCCGGATCAATATTGCCTGAGGCATTGGCGATGCCCGCATAGCTAGCGGCCCATTCCCAGGGCGGCGAAGGCGACTTGCCCGTGCCCATGACGCTGACCAGCTGGGTGTTGAGTGCGGCGCCGAACGCCGCGAGCGCGCCCTGGGTGCCGGGCTTTGCGCCCCAGATGAACGATTCGAGCGCGCGCAATGGCCCCCACCGATCGTCCAGTTCGGTCTTGCAGGCAGCGATGATCGCTGAAGTGGCGGTGCCGATCGCGACGGCGGAAAAGGGCGCATCGCCGATGATCGGCCACACCGTGGCATAATCCGGATCGGTGGCGCCGCCTGACATGGCCACGATCGCCAGCGCTATGCCGGCGGGCAGGGCCTCGCCCTGGTAATAGCTGTGGCGCACGTCGATCTCGTTGCCACACGTGCCCTTGTGTCGGCAGGTCAAGGTGACAACCGCGCCGGCCGCAGCGGCCGTGACCGGCAAGTCGGCTACCGCATTGACCGCCGCCGCGATCGCGGTGGCAATGGTTGCTGCGGTCGCGGCCGCAGCGACGCCTACGGCGACCCGCTGGCCAGCGATCATGAGGGCGATCGTGCCGGCGGCACTGGCGGGGCCGGTGAGCGTGAGGGTGCCGGTCGCAGCGGTGCCGCCGACGATGTCGTCGAGCGCGAGGCAGATGAGTTCGACCGTGCTGTCGGCGGATTTGAGCGCGCGCGCCATACGGGCCAGCATCGAGCCTCGGCCGAAATAGCCATCGGCCTGGCCGGCTTCGGTGACACCGGTCATGGTGAGCGCGGCTACGGTGCCGGCGGCGAGCCGCTGGCCGATCAGGAGCACACGGTTGATGCCGGCGGGCAGGCCATTGGTCGCGCGCGTCGCATCGAATTCGATATAGGCGCCGGGGACGCGCAGTCCCACGGGAATGGCATTGAAGCTGATCATGCTTTCTTCTCCGTTTCAGCCGGCTTGGCGCTGGGCTTGGGCATCTCGATCGTGACGTCGCCGTCATCGAACCGGCGCCACCAGTAAGTCTCGTTGGGTACCAACTCGCCCTCGGCGGCTAGGTCCGTGCCATCGGGCTTGCGGGCCTTGCGGCCCGGCTCGGGAATGACCTTGATGGTATTGGGCGGGATCATGCGGGTGCTCCTGGAAGAAAGACATCGTCGGCGGCGTCGGCATTGTCGGGGTCAGGCCCGGTGCGTGGGTCGCCGCCGATCGGCGTGCCGTCGCGGCCTTCGCCCAGCGGCGGGATGTCCCAGTCGGCATGGAAATGGGTGAACGGAACGGCCTCGCCGCCAGCCTGCGGCTCGATCCAGAAATCGGTCACCAGCTCGACGGCGAAGGCGGACAGCTTGTTGTCGCGCAGGGCCTTGCTGCGGTTGATCTGCCAGCTCTTGCCCGCGCGCAGCGGGTTCATCGCGAGCGCATCATCGTCGAAGCCGACGAGGCAGGCGGTAACATCCTGGAGCAACTGATAGCTGCCTGGGTTGAGGGCATCATTGGCGGCCTGGCGCACATCGGCGCCGTTGCGCAGCGAGCGTGCGAGCACGACCAGGACAAAGCGCCCGCCTTCGCAACGGACGAGGCCGCTATCCTCCCGGACGGTGCGGTCCCAGCCATAGAAGCCGACCCAGGCGGCCGGCGTGCGCACGGTACGTGCCAGCTCGGCGAACAGGGCTTCCCAATCGTCGGGCGAGGACTGCAGCGTGGCGAAGTCATAGACGAAACCGGAAGGACCGCCTGCCGCTTCGAGCTTTGCGAGGATCGCGTTCTCGATCGCGCCGATCATGATGCCAGTTCCCCGAGCAGATAGTCGCCGGCCAGCTCTTCGATCGTAAGCGCATCGTCGCCGCCCAGGCCGATGAACGGCCGCGCCGGAATGAGCACGCTCTCGACCGAACGAAAGCCGAGCGCGCCGGGCAGGCGGAATTTGAGATTGCCGTTCTTGCCGCTGATCGTGCCGCCTTCCTGATGGATGCGTGCGTAGATCAGGTTCGAGCCGATCTCGACCTGCTCGGCGCCGGCGCGATGCGTGACGCTGTTGTCGAGATGGCCTTGATAGGTGAGGGTCTTGCCGCCTTGCTCGCGGGCGCGGATGCTCGGCGTCCAGCGATTGCCATGGGGATCGCTCTCGGTCTCGAACCGCTCGTGCGTGGTGGTCTCCATCGCCATGCCGATCTGGTCCATCAGCGGTTCCAGATCGAGGCTGCGGGCATGCGCGGCGTGAAGCGCGCGCTCGATGCCGGGCAGCTGGGCGATGATGAAGACGATAGCGGCGCCGGCCATCACAATCCTCCCATGTTGCCACGGGAGAATAGGCGCTCGGACGAACTCACGAGGATCTGGCCGTCGCGTTCCGGCAGCTGTTCCTCGCCCTGGTCGAGTGTGATCACCCCCTTTGCGATATCGCGGAGTTTGGCGATGGCGTTCTTGTAGAGCGTGTCGACCCGCTCGGTTGGATTGGAGAAGCGAAACAGGCGATAGTGGGCGATGTCGCAGGCCAGCTCGACCAGCAGCGGCGGGATCGGCGTCACGGCGTCGAGGCGCCGGTAATAGCGTCCGACATAGCCGTCGATCTCGGCGTCGGCCGACGCGATCGCGGTCAGCACGCGTGGCTCGTTGACGGTGCCCAGCCGCTCATCATCGGTGAGTTCGATCAGATCGCTCGCGGCGATCCGGTCACTCATGTTGGCGATGGTGGCGTAGCTCGGCACGCGAAATCACTCCTCTTGTGGTTGGGTATTCGGGCCGCCGGGCGAACCGGCGGCCCGCCCCCCGTCAACGCTTGTGACGGTGCGACCCGACGGGCTTATCGCCGGTGGGCTTATCGTGATGCTGTGCGGCGACCGGAGGCGTCAGGCTCTCCTCCGGTTGATTCTCTCCGGCTGCAGGGGCGTCATCGCGAGCCGTCCCTTCATCCGTGCCTTCGCGAGATTCCTGCGCATCCCCCGCCGCCGGTTCAGCGCCGCCCAAGGGATCAGCAGACGGTGCGGTCACATCACCCGCACCGTCCTTTGCGTCCGGCGCCCCGGATACCGGCGCGCCAGTTTCCGTTCTGCCTTCGGCCCCTTGGGCGTCATGGAATTTTTGATTGTCGACCGACCCAGCCAGATCATGTGGTCGAGCATGCGCTAAGTCGTAGTCGACGTGGTCCTGCAGCGCTTCGATCACCACATCAACAGCCTGGAAAGGATGCCAGTCTTCCTCGCCCGACGAGCGCTCGACCACCAGGTCTTGATCCTTGAGGATGGCGAGGAACTGAGCTTCGTCGATCTGCCCGCCCGCAATTGGCGTCCAATCCGGCGAGAAGGCGAAGCCTGCCCGCCGCCGCGCGGCACCGATCGACCTTACACGGATCAGGCCAGCCATGGGACCACCTCGACCTTGGCGGTGCCCTTCCACTCATTGCTCTCGCCGTTGGCGCCCAGCTCGTTGTTCACGATCTTGAGCGCGGCACTTTCGAGCCCCGGCGGCACGATGAGCGTGCGCGGCGTGATGCCGAGCGGACGACCATGATCGCCCTTCATGCCGAGCAGGGCAGCACGAGCGACCCCATAGTTTGCTGCGTTCAGCGCTTGTTTGGAGCCCCAGGCGAACTGCCAGAAGCCATAGCCGACGTTATAGCGGCCATCGACACCGTAGAGGAATTTGCGGCGGTGGAAGACGTTCTCGTCGTCCTCCCGATCCTTGGCGATGAGCTTCGCGGCCTTACGCAGCTGGAAGATGATCGGCTTGAGCGCACGGCTGTCGTCGATCAGGAACCACGGCGTGCCGGCGCCGCCATCGGTATTGGCGACCGAGGTAACCGCGCCGTTCGCATCGAGCACCGGGTGATCGGTGTCGAAGAAATATTGGCCGTCGTAACAATTGGTCGCGAAGCCGGCGAGCAGCAGCGCGAATACGAGTTCGTCCGGGTGCGATTCGGTGCCCCGGCCGAGCTCTTCGAACAGCGGCGCATAGATGCCGATGTTGTCATCCTCGATGTCGTTGCGATCGACCTCGACCGTGCCTTCCCAGTCCTTGTTGGTAATCGTATATTTCGACCCCTGGAGCTGGTTGACGACGCGATCACCGAGCCACTCGCGCATGCGTGGGAACTTGCCCAGCCAGGCATATTCGTTCTGGCTGGTGGCTGATGTGATCGTGGTTGCGACCAGGCCGCGCATGGTCTGGGCCTGACCAAGGCCGCGCGTGAACGAATTGTTGAACCCGACGCCGAGCGTCTTGAGGGTGCCGTTGGTAATCTGCATGGTGATCCTTCCCGATCAGACGATACGGATCCAGACGCCCTGGGCGTCCACGTCCTGGATGGTGCCGGCCGCCGATCGCGTGGCGCCGCCATTGGTCTTGGCCACGGTCTGATCGTCGACGATGTAGGCGGTGGCGCCGATATCGGCCTTGGCGATGAGGTCGCCGGCCGCGCTGTTTGCGAAGCGGAACGTGCCCTTTTCGACAGTGACTTTGATGTCGCCATCAGCGCCGCTGGTGTTGTCCGCCTGGGCTAGTGCGCGGCCATCGGCCTTGAGGGTCGTCGCGACTGCGCCGGGGGTCGCGTAGCCGGTTGCCGAAAGGCAGACGAGCGCGCCGGCGAAGATCTTCTTCGTGGCGGCGACGTCGCGGACATAGCTCCGGTTTTCGCGGGTCGGCGTGTTGCGGTCAGTAGTGAGCACGGCCATTAGTTAACCTCCTCTTTCTTGGCCTTGAGGAAGTCCTCGGCCGTCATGCCAAAGGCGGAAGCGACCGCCAGTTCGTCGGCAGTGAGCGCGTCACTGCCGCCATCGGCCTTGCCGCCGGAAAGCGTGGCCCGGCCGAGTCCGGTTTCGGGCATTGCGGCAAGGAAGCTGGCGAGCGATGTCTCGTCGAGCGTTTCGGCGTGCACCTTCAGCGCCGGCGTGAGCTTACCGTTGGCGACGGCCGCCGCGATGGTGTCGGCCTTGCGCTGGGTGG